CTCCGTGTGTGCCATCAGAAGTGGTGCTAAACCGTATAGGGTGACCGCCGTTACTTGAATCGCTCTGGTCAAGACGGTAAGTATTACCTTCATTTAAGGTAAGTGTTGGAGTTTGAGATCCACTTATATAGTACTTATTGCCGTATCCAGTACTTTGTACAGTTACTGTGAGGGTTTCAAAAGAACCAAAAGTAGCAGTTTGACCCGTTAGGGTAAAGCTACCAACGTCACAGACTAACGTTGTACTAGAAGCTGTTAAAGTAACGTCTTGGCCTGTCAAAGTAAAACTACCAACATCTAAAGTTGTGGTAGAAGTGTCTGTTATATTAACCGTAACAGTTCCTACTTTTGCTGTCATAAACTGGCTGTCATTTCCCACAGGATTGAAACCAAAAAGCCTTCTACTTTCACTTTCTGAAGTATCGGGACGGGGGTTTTGCAAACTTTGAGGATCGAATATCTTCAAACGCCCTAAAAAGTTTTGTGGTTGGTCAGGATCTACAACGTCCCTACCTACAAGAAAACCAGTCTTGACGCCGTTTTTAAATTCAGGCACGAGGTCAGACAACGGGTAACGAAACCCGGTTTTATCGCAAAAACCAAAAGCATATTTACCTCTTGCATATGACATTAAGCACCTAACATAAACGTATCATACGGCACAAATTTGATTGATGCTGTTTCTTCATCCTCTCCAGCAGCCAATTCAAATTGAAACTCATATTCTTGCTTTAATGCAACCACACGATTTGCTACTTCTGGACGTTTCATAGCTATGTAGTATGCTAACCCTGAAACCAAGCAGGGGACAAACCGTGGAGGTACAAAATTAGTAGCAGATCCAACCCCAGACGCTAGTCCATCAATACCCTTCAATCTATAGTAGAAGATTGTATATGTAGTTGTGCTGTCTGGAACAGGCCATAACGTTACTTTCGTTTCCGTTGAGAGCCTTTGGACGAAGATTTGGGTCGGCCTACCTTCCGTTTGCTTGTTTGTTTGCTGGGCGTAGGTTGCGACACTGATCCTTTCGAGGGCCGTGTCGATTTGATTCGTACCTGTCCCGGTTCGGATTTGATGTTCGATGATGTCGATGGTGTCCGAAGGAAGGGTATAAGTCTCCGTACCTGCTGTAACAGAGATTGTACCCTCTTCGATAGTGAAGAGATTAAGACCACGATTTTGCCACTCCAATGTTAAAAGGTTGAGGCTACGTCTTGCTGTTCGCAAATCATAACCAGCTCGCATTTGAAGACCTGCTCTTTCATAAGCCTCTTCAAATATTTCAGAAAGTTCGGGTGTAACTACAGCCATTATGTCACTACGCTCCTAAATCGTTTGGTTTTCTTTGCAATTTTTTTAGGTTGAGCCACATGCTGTTTGCCTGCAGCCTTGCCTTTTCGTTTAGCTCGTGTTGTGGCTGCGTACTCAGAAGGGCTAAGAGACTTAATAGCCGCACTAGGTAAATACCGCTCACCAGTTTTACCGCTAGGTTTCCCACTTTTGGTACGCCATTTTTGCTTTGTCCAAGACTTTAAGCTCTTCTGAGATTTTTTTAACGCCATTACTTTTTCTTAGCTTTACCACCACGTTTCATAGCCACAGGCTTTTTCTTCATACCCATCATACCGCCGCCACGCATCATTTTCTTTGCTGCGCCACCACGTTTCATCATCATGGGTTTCTTCTTCATAGCCCTAGGTTTCATAGCCATTTGTCAGTCTCCTTTTTCTGTTAACGACTAGCTCTATATACTCCTCTTCAGGGTATACTTCATAATAGCCCAAACGCTCAAGCTTGTCACTTGCTTGGACTACTAATTTAAGATCTTGTATAAAAACCATGCAGTATGGCTTATCTACGGAACTCTCCCAATCTATCTCAGAAAGAAAATCAAGCTCTGCATCCTCTGCACCATACTCTGGATGAAATTCCATACAGTGCAGATCATTAAACAATACGTTTAGGTTTTGTACATATTTATGAAACTTAGATAGTTTTGGAACATTGTGAGATGCGATTACAACGAGTTCTTTCCCTGCTCCTGTAAAATCGGCGCAGTGCTTTAAACTATCTGCGTATATGTTATCTGTCTCAACGACTAATACTTTATCTCTTTCCCACGCATTCTTGGCATAGGGACACGGAGAAAGCCCTTTTAGCTTGGGGTTCGGAACCTCTAGTACCTGAGTTGACCAGCTACGAAGATCTTTCTCTATAGCGTTTGACATTAATTCTTATATCCCCCACCTGCTTTTTTATAAGCTGAAGCAAGCATTTGAGCTTTTCTAGCACTCCACTGACCCGGATTTCCACCTTTACTGCCAGCTTTTATCCTATTAAACAAACGCTTACGCATACCCGGTTTTGTGTAGTTACCAGCTTCGTTAACACGGCTTTTAGACTTTTTCTTCTTTCTAGTCTTGCCACCTTTACCCATACGTATGATATCAAGATCTTTAGCGTCATCACCCGTAGAAACTCTGTTACCTACGAGTTGACTGCCCATTTGAGAACGGGAAATAGCCATCTAACATCTCCATCTTTTTCTTGCTTGTCGCAAACGTGAATTAGGATTTTTTGCTGCTTTTGGAAACTTCTTCATCTGTCCAGCAGAACGGGCGCAGAAAGACTTACGCCTTTTTGCATCTTTACTACCTTTTTTAACTTTACCTGTGACCGCAGTTTTTAATTTGGAACCGGGATTATCTTTACGATATTTAGCCACACCTTTAGCAGTCATGCCCGCACCTGATTTAGTAGGGCGTTTATGACCACCTTTTATGGTGTGGCCTTTCATAGTTCCTTTTCGTTTACGCTCTGCCATAATTCTACGACAGGAATATAGTTACGCCTGTACAATCAGTTAAGTCCAGATAGACATCTGTAGAGAATAAGATGCCGTTGTCTGGCAAGTTAACGGAATGCACAACTCCAGTAGTTAGAGTCATAGTCAGGCGTGTTGTACCACCTGATCCGCCGTCTTTAAGCGTGATAGCAGGGCTGCCACTCCCAGCGGTGTGTACTTGCACCTGACGAACTCTGGCTCTTGAAGCGTAAACGGTAGCATCAGCAGTCTTTGTAACAGCAAAAATATCTGACTGAGACATTAGCTATCCTCTTCTTTCTCCACGATTTCTGTTGTCCACGCTTCGTTTTGCGGAGTAGACGGATCATCTGCTTTTAGCTTGCCGTCTGTATCTCTAGCGCGAACCTTTTTGCGGGGTTTCATTTTAAGTTTGCCCATGATTCACCTATGAAACAGCAGCGCTAAACGGTGTAGCTTCTGTGCCAGTTGCTGATTGATTGATTAAAACACGAAAGACACCTGAAGCAACGTCTTGAAGCTCAACTTGACCACCTAAGATACCACCTGTTGTAGTTCCGTCTAGAGTGATCGTGTCTGATGCTGCCGCAGTTTCAAAAATAGATGCTGTGTTGTCGCTATCGTTTGCCACTACTGCAATGCCTGCCATTGTGTCACTCGCACTTGCCACCTGAATTTTATAGTTGTTCGAAGTTACAGTTGTCTGAACGAAGAATCTATAAGTGTTGCCACTTCCAGATGCTGCTGGAAGCGTTACAGTTGCGCCAGAAGCTACGTTGAGGTTCATTGTACGCCCTGCATGAGAAGCAGCAGTTAGTGTTGTGTCTGCTGCGATAGAAACCAAAGAATCTGAGCCGCTGACGAAACCAGCAGTAGATGTCACTGGGCCTGAAAATGTAGTTGATGCCATAATAAATACCCTTTGCACAAGGTTTTGCCTAGCAGTCTGTGCAACGTCAGGTAGGGGGGTGTCCTGTCTGCAAGGCTAATGTTGCCCCTACAAACAGCATAACATAGTTTTTTCAAAAAGAAAGGGGCAACTTACGCTGCCCCTAGTTAAACAGGGAGGACTACTAATATGAAAAAAGTAGTAACTCTCCAACTCATAACATAATTTAGGCTCCGGGGGAACCATAAATTCCAAGTGGGTCGGAAACACCGAAAGAATAACGCTCTCTCGCTTTGTAGCGAACGTTACCTGTATCGAAGTCACCATCCATACCTGTCTGCATAGCAGTACGCACAAAGTGCTTCATACCGTTAGGTATGTCTGTTGTGATGAAGAACGCATCTGTATCAGTTAGATAGTGATTGATGCTATAGCCCTCTGGGATAGACCCGTTTGAGCGTATTGCGTTCAAATCATTATCTGCTGTACCGACACGAAGTTCAGTCTGTAGCAGACGTGTAGCAACAAACATAAGTGCTGGCGGAATGATTAGCTTACGTGGACGAGCAGCAATCAATAGACCACGTTCGTCAGTGAACGCAGCAATATCAATCACAGCTTGCTCAAGTGAAGTTTCATTCAAGTCAGCATTAGTTGCTAAACGGTTAGCGTTTGTACCACCTTCAACAGTCGGATGCGCTGTTGAGAATAGTGTAACACCATCACCAGATTTAAAAGTATCAAAACCAGTGTTCAACAATGAAGCTGCCTTCGTCTGCTTTGTGTACGCCATACCACGGGCAAGTGCCTTGGTGTAACGTGCTGAAAGAGAGTCATACAAGTTGTCTTCCATCGCCTCTTCGGTGATAGAGAAACCCATAGCAACAGTTTCATGGTTGTACCGAGCAGTATAATGCTCTTGAGCATTGTCGTAAGAAATAGATGAACCTTCTGCTTTCACAGGGGCTGCACCAAAACCAGACAGTTTTACTTCTTCCTCGAAACTACGATCTGAAGTTTCTGTCTCGTAAATCTCTTCATGCTCATTTTCGTACTTGTCGTATTCCAAGCCGTACAATGCGTTTAGGCCGGGAAGTAGCTCTTTAAGGAGCTGTGCGCGTGAAATAGCCATTAGTTAGCCTCCTTATAAGCCGACGTTGTTGGTCATCTGATGACCACCGGGGTTGAATTTAACCAACACATCTGGGAATGCATCTGCTGGATCAGAGACATGCGCTACAATTCTAAACGCTGCCGCCGCTGTTTGAACAGTTGCGTCTAATGCAGAGGTTGAGTTACCTGTCGCTGTATCACCAGTTGAGGTAGACTGCGCCGCTGCGAAGAATGTGTTAGTGCCAATGATTGTTTGCGCTCCTGAACCATCAAGCTGCGCTTGAAATAGTACATTTGGATCGTCAACCACATAAGCTTTAATCGCAGTGCTATCACTGTTTGTACCAGATGGATAGTACTGTGCCTGAACACGTTGACCTGAAGAGTTTACATATTCACAACCAACGAAAACGCCAATAGCGCCTACGCCTGTTGTACCGGAAATGCTGTTAGAGGTCAGGTCTGCACCTGTACCTGTAGCCAGCGCTATATACCCATCGGCCCCGATGATAACTGCTTGCCCATAAAATAGGTTTGTAGCTTCACCTGCAGGATCAATGAGAAACTGGGACGTTGCCCCAGCATATGGCATTCCATCCGCACGACGTACGGGACGGAGACCATAAGGAGCTGCTGTTGTAGCCATAGCTCTAGTTCCTTACATTTAAGTTTCTAACCAAGCAAGCTCCCCCTAAAGGTTACTTGCCAAACGAAGTCCTTGTACTCCGCTCTGGATTTAGAACGGGCATACGAGGGTCTGATTGTTTCAAGTAAGAATTATCCACAGCGTCCATTTGGTGTTGAGCCTGCTGTAGCTGTGCATCTTTCCTAGCTTGAACGTTTTCGGTAGAATTCTGGCAAAGCAGTAATCCACCGACCTCAATATTGTCTTGAAATCGTGAGTCGATATCAGACACAACTTGAAGGTTGGGATGATCCTCCTTACGAACAGGCGTCCACCCTTCACGAAATCTAGAAGAAACATTCGGGTTATCCATATTACCCAGTATTGCTGTGCGAATCCAGCGAAACTCTATTCCGTTTCGTGGTTCGGGGGTTGGTAACATCGAAGGTCTCTGCCATGACGCTTTACGTTTCTCGTTGTCACGAGTTTGATTGTTGCGTGAAGTTCTGTTTGTCATTTGGATGCTTCCTTCATTAACTGCGCCGCATATTGCTCATTTGTCAGACCAAGCCGCTTGGCGAGAGCAGCTTGCGTTGAGGTCAGTCGCACTGTGCGTGGTTTCTTTGTCGTTTTAGACGGTGCGGCAACCACGGGGCCGTTTTGACGCTGGGGTGCTTCTTCCTCAATTTGCCCATCGTCAAACTTATCTGGAAAGACTCGCCTTACGGCTTTGTCTATCTCATCATAGTACTGATCTGTTCTCGGATCAATACCTTGATTTACAAGTTTTTGGTGAAGTCCGTATGCATACCCTGTCATTTCAGGGTCTTTTTCAAACCATTCGTTCTTTTTACCCCACTCTAAAGCTTTCTGATCCACCTGTGGAGGTTGAGCAGCAGGTTGCGGTGTAGGCGTAGGGGGCTTCTCTTCCGCCCTAACTCGTGGTCTGTAGTTATCTACACGGTACTTTTCGTTCTGAATAGTTGTAAGATCTTCTTGCGCTTTTAATAAAGCATCTGGATCTCCAGACTCGTATGCAGCTTTATACTCTTTTTTAGCTTTTTCTAGCTGCGCTTCTATACGACCTTTAGCCTGACCGATAAGACTTTGCTCTCCGTCATCTAAAGTTTTACGTAGTTTTTCGTTTTCAGACTTGATTGTTTCTGCATAACGTAACGCTTCTTCCTGTAGTCGCGCTGCTTCTTCTTTCGCACGGCGCTCTTCGTGAAACTCAAACTTTAGTTGTTTGATACGTTTCTGCACCCCTTCAGAGTATTTCTCTACCTCGTCATCCGAAGGTATCTGCGGTTCAGCGTCTTCGGCGCGGCGCGGCTTTCCCTGATCTTCTTCAGGGGTGTCATCTACAACCTCAATGTCAAAAGAATCAACATCTTGTGTTTCAGGTGATTCGTTTACAACATCTTGTTGTGCGCTAGCCACCGCTTCCGCGACTGTCTCTTCTTTGAATTCTTGTTCTTCAGCTACATTACTCATGCTCTTGTATACCCCCTTGGATCATCTACCACAGCCTCAACAGTATCATCATTAATTAGACGAAACTCCTTACCGTGTATTTTAAATCTGGTTCCTGAATAGGATCTAAAAATTACAAAATCGCCTTCTTTACAGTAGGCTCCATTAGGAAATCTTTCTTTGTCAGAATAGGCATCTGGCCCTGTTTTCATGACAAAACCAACGATTGAAGCAGTTTCTTCTGCGCTTCTCATACCATCGGGCATAAATATTCCGCCCTCTGTCTTTTCGCTGACCTCTGGAATTCCTATGAGTAGTTTGTAGCCTTTTGGCTCTGGTAGCTGTGTAGCTACTTTTTCTTCAGTTTTAACTTCTGCTGTATACATAATACATAATATTCCTTGCAGTGATTTAGGTTCACAGAAACCTTGCGCGGATCACCCACGAAGCCCCCAGTTAATGCATAGAACAAAAAAATCTATTCTTCAATAAATCTTTTTTCTAAGTCTTCTAGCTCTCTTTCTATTAGTTTAAGAGCCTCATAACGGCCAACAAGTCTATTATACGCAGACATGTCCTCCGCTCTCCCATCGGCTAGGAACTGTTTTACCTCGTCCCCAGATTCAGTGATAACACGCTTTAAGAGCGCGATAACCGTATCATCCATCCCCCTTAGTTAACTCCTTCGCTACTTCTATACCCAATTTAGCGCCCGCTTGCTGATCTTCACGTTGGTTCTTATCCAACTCGGTAGCAAGCGTAACTCCCAGTTTAGCGCCTTCTCTTTGATTCTGCGCTTTAATCTTCTCAGCTTCAAGCTGTATTTTAGCCATATCAGTCTGCATCTTATGCTGCAGCTCTTGTGCTTTGAGCTGTAACTCTTGTTGCTGCATCTGCACAACGGGATCTTGCTGTTGTTTGGCAACTTGTTGTTGCTGTGCTTCTGTCTGGTCTTTTCGCAACAACTTCTCTGCTGCGTCTTTTGCCATTCGAGAAATATCTACTTCTATGTTTTCTGGTAGTGGTTGCTCTTCGTTTGGCATCTCCACCCCAAGCATCTTCTCTATCTCGCGGCGATACTGGAACGCAACGTGTTCGGTTATATGTGCAGCCATTGCTTGTTGTATCTGCTGCGCGAACGGAGACTGCCCCACCATCTGCATGATCTTTGGATCTTGTGCCGCCGCCATGTGAACACCGATATGCGCTTCGTGATCCTGATACTTGAAGACCTTCACAGGCTCCTGCTTTAAGATCATCATGTTTTCAGTCACAGGATCTGCTGGCTTGATGTCATCAGGTAGCTTAATTATATCGCTTGCATCCTGTATACCCAGAACTTCTAGCATCTGGCGATGTAGTTTACCCATGTCATATAGCTGTGGTGCTTGCTGTGCTAGCTGTAGAGCTGCTTGATACTGCATAATTCTTTGCGACATCGTAGCAGCGT